TGTGTTTGCTTTTGTTTCTATACCACATAGAAATGTGGTGTTTTCCAAACCTTTAGATCAAGGTCGATTAACCATCGTTGATGAACACATGAAAAACAATGATGCTGTAAATAACATCAAAGACATACTTAAAGATTTGCAATAAAAAACAAAACCCCTTAAACTACACTAATACACTATAGGGAGATAGTATGACACTTAACGAATTATTTGATTTATACACAAAAGATTTAAACAGGCGTGGTGCTAAGACTGTTAAACGCATTAAACAGTTTTATGACAACGACATCCGATTAGCTCTTGGCGATAGAGAGATAAACAGCATCATCAGAGGTGACATAGCACAGCTACACTTCGATGTGTCTGATAGATCTCCTTATACCTCCAATAAGTGTCTCTCTATCCTCAAGGCTATGTTTAACTTGGCTATTACCTTTAGCTACCTAGAAAACAACCCGGCATTAAACATTGGTAAAAATCGTGAGATTAAACGCAAACGCTACTTAACCAACGAGGAGCTAATCGCTATTACTGAGCAGCTTGATCGTTTAGGCAATAAAGCAAGATACAAGCAAGGTTGCAACTTTCTATGGATGCTTATTTATACTGGGGCGCGTGTGGGTGAGATTAGAAACGCTAAGTGGTCTGATATTAAAGGCAATGCGTTGGTGATTAAAGATCATAAAACCGATCACTCAGGCGAGGATCGTATTATCTTTATTACTCCCGGGGTGCAAAAGATATTAGACAAGTGTGAGCGCGTGGGGGAGAGAATTTTTGACATAGATTCACCCAGATATGTATGGGATGTCATACGCAAAGAGGTTGGGTGCGAGGATGCTAGACTGCATGACATTAGACATTCGTATGCCTCATGGTCATTAGAGAAAGTTAATTTATCAGAGGTTGGTAATCTATTGGGCCACTCAGATGTAGCGACCACTCAAAGATATGCACATATCCATAAAGAGAAAGCGATAGGCAACGCTAATGTTGTGAGCCAACACATTCATAGCATCGTAGCTAATAGATAGTTATAAGTTATTAATATCTATACAAACATCATCCTGATTAGCGGTGTGAATACCTAGTTTTAATAGGTATTCAGCAACGCTATGTGGATCTTTATTTGCTGTACGACAAAATTTAATAAAGTCAGACACTAAAACTCTATCCATATAGACAGGTTTTCTACCATTCCTTTCTTGAAGGATTGGATCGTCAAAGTCTGCTAAATTCATATCCATACTCCTAGACTTTTACCTCTTTGGTATATTTGCCTATTTTATTACCCTCTCCGTCTACTCCATGTACGAGTTGCAGTTCCAGGTCAATATGATGTTTTGCTTTTAGTAAGTCTTCAACCTTATTTAGTTTTTCTCTAGTAATAAGTTTTACAACATTACCTATACAAAACGACAAATTGTTAGCATATATATATTCAACTGGTTGGATACCATTACGCTTATAATGCTGGCCACCCACTTGTTTATTAATAGCCAAACTGTCGATTGCTTGATCCCATTCTTGGGGTGTCAAATTATCTATACTCATATTTCATCTCCAAATTAATAAATACTTGATTATGATAGTGGATAAGCGTATATTAGTCTACAGGTAAATCAAAGCAGGGAGAAAAATGCATACCGAAAGAAAATTTATTGACACTAAAGAGTTAGCTAAACGCTGGGGTAGAAGTTCCAGAACATTGGAAAACTGGCGTGGCAAACAAGTCGGCCCAACATATTACAAGATAGAAGGAAAAATCCTCTATGACATGGAAGATGTAGAGAACTTTGAAAAAGGTTCAAGGGTTTTGTACAGTGCCTCACGCGATATTTAGTCCTTCATCATCTGACCGATGGTTTGAATGCCCGGCAAGTGCGTACCTGAATTATTCAGCAGAATATACAGTTAATATCGCAGCAGCTACCGGGACATTAATCCATGAGATGTGTGAGATGTTATTAAAAGGCAGACTTAAAGATATTACTTTAGAAGAGTATTGGCTTGGTAAAGTTGTTGACATAGAAGATTTCCAAATAGAAGTAACCGAAGACATGATTAGATGTGCTGAGACTTATGTTGAATACATCTTTAAAAGAAAAGAAGAGCTGAACGCTACCATGGTTATTGAAGAAAAAGTCTATATGGATGAAATATCTGATAAATGTTTTGGTACTGCTGACTGTATTTTGATTGCTGAAGATCGTATCTGCGTTATAGATCTTAAATCTGGTAAGTGGCCTGTTGAGGCTGTTAAAAATAAACAGTTAAAAATTTATGCCATTGGTGCTTTTTTAAGATATGGAAATCAAGATGCAGATATAACCATTGAAATGACGATTGTCCAACCAAGATTAAAAAACCCAATTAAGACACATGAAATTTCTTCTCCTAATCTGATGCATTGGGCAGACACAGATTTGAAACAAGCAACAGATGCCTGTGATGAAGAAAATCCAAAACGAGTTGCTGGAGATCACTGTAGATTTTGTGCAGCTAAACCAGAATGTGATGAATATAAAACTAAGCTAGGAGAGAAATATGGCTAAAGAAAAGAAAGAACCTGTGTTGTCCTACAGCATAGGTGAAGAAGAACACACGCTGTATGAGAGCGATATCACACCTGTGATAGAACCCTTGTATAACAAAGTGTCAGCAACACTCAAGTTGCAAAGGATTATCCATGATTTTTTTAATGGAATCATAGATGAGAAAATAAACGCACTGCATCATTTAGTGCATAACAGTGAGGGAAAAAAATGAGTGTATTAGATAAAGTATTATCCAAAGCAAAAATGAAACCACCGATTATTTGCTTGTATGGTAAAGGTGGTATTGGTAAAACTACATTTGCATCTACCATGAACAATCCAATCATTGTTCAATGTGAGGATGGCATCGGTAAGATTGAATGTAATCATACTAAAGTGCAAAAAACTTATGTAGGATTCGAGGAGTACCTTATGGCATTACTTGAAGAAGACCATGATTATAAAACTGTAGTTGTAGACAGCTTGGATTGGTTGGAAAGATTAATTAATGACCATGTTTGTAAGGAGAATGGATGGTCTGATATCAGTAGTCCCAGTTTTGGAAAAGGATTCGGAGCTGCACTTGTAGTTTGGAAAAACTATTTAGATATTCTTACCAAACTTCGTAATGAAAAAGGCATGACGATTATGCAAATTGCACACAATGAAGTGAAGCGTTATGAAGATCCATCTAATGATCCTATCGATAAAAATGGTATTAAGCTCTATAGAAAAGCAGCCGACTTGGTGGTTGAACACGCTGACTGTGTTTTCTTTGCCAACTATAAGACTGGTGTCGTGCAAAAGAAAAATGCCAAAGGTGGTATGTCTACACAGGTATTGCAAGGCGATAGAAAAATTTACACACAAGAAGGACCTGGGCATCACGCCAAAAATAGATATGGTCTTCCTGCTGAAATGGATTTTGATTGGCCCACCATTCGTGAGGCGATGATAAAATGAGTCAGTTAGGAGAGGTTGAGGAAGCAAAGTTAATGCTTGGAGAAATGCGAAAAAAGTTAAATGCTTTTATCGATAAAATTAATCCAGACGATAACTCATTGCCACTTGACGGATTACACAGATTCATAATTTTGGAAACGGATTGTGAGGACATGGTTGATTATTTATCTGACTATGATTCTTATGATCCAGGTTAATTTTAATAAAAGGGAAATAATATGACGGACTTAACGCAATATAACAATGGCAACGCTTTTGATGCCAATGAAACGGAATCTACTGGTAAAGGCTTAGAACCCGGTAGATACACCATGCACTTTGCTGGTGATGAAATCATCACAGGCAAAAACAATTGGGTTGCTTTGAAAATGTTTTTTGAAATTGATGGTTCTACCATCGTAATGAATACAACATTTACTTTGCAATCAGATAACCCCAAAGCTGTAGAGATAGGTGATATATCACTCAAGCTCTTACTTAAAGCGATGGGTGTTACATCCATGAAAAATACTGATGAGCTAGTAGGTAAATCAGTTTCAGGACAACTCATTAGAGACCCTGACAATGAGCGTTATCTCAAGATAGACCAAAACTACGGAAAGAATTGGCAACCTGTCGAAGAGGCTAAAGCACCTACACCTGCAGCTAAACCTGTAGAGGAAAATAAAGAAGACGATCTTGGTGACAAGATCCCTTTTTAATCCATTAGTATCAAGACCCTCGTTGTGTGCTTACTGCAAAGCACCAGCGAAGGGTTTTGTTTATGTGAAGGATGAAACATGGTTTGGTGCGTGTAGCATGGCTCATTTAAAGAAAGTGCGCGAGGGCGAGAGACTCAAGAATGTTGCACAGATGAGCAATGAGGGTTTAGACTATGCGATCAAACAAACTAAAGACACCTATCTCACGATAGCCAAGGACACAGGTTCTTATGTTATGCACGAATGGGATAGAGAAAAGAGAGAGTTGCTTTTTGGTAAAGCAATAAGGGAATACCTGAATTGGGCCAACGAACAAGCCGAGACAGGACAATTAGAGAGAACACTAAGAGATGGATCTGACTAAATATTATGGAGAGAAAGGGTTAGTCATAGATAAGAATTTTACTTTTGCCATTCAAGGCAACAGTACAGATGATTTAATGCGAGAGATGAACAACCAAGGTTTGGTTGTCAACCACTTAGATCTTACAGGCGCAGTCGTTAGAGTACCTGTTAGAGCAGCACCAAATGTTAAACCAGATATAGGCAATCAAAAGTCTGGCTGGTATGTGTGCAACGAGTTATCTGGTAATTACTTTGCAACCTATGGCAACTGGCGTACCGGGGAACAACACAAGTGGTCTAGTATCAATACCAATGAATTAGCACCTGTTGACCGACAGGCTCTACAAAAACAAATGGAAGAAGCTGTTAAGCGGGCCGAGGTAGCGAAGAAAATTAGGCAGGATGAAGTAGCTAAAGAAGTTCAAGAAAGGTACAAGAGCTGTCAACCTGTCATTTCGCATGAGTATCTAAAAAGTAAAAATGTTAAAAGCTATGGATTGAAACAGTTAAATGAAAGTTTAATT